CTCGATTGTTGTGTCGCTGTCGCTCCTGCAGGTGCTTCTAAGCCGTAAGGACGATAGTATGCGCCCCAACGTTCATTATCAAAAGGCTGACCATCCACTGATGCTTCAAACATTTCTTTAATGACACGCAATTCTGCTTCGCCAGGTTTCTTTGGCAAGAAGTCAGAAAGATTAAACAAGCCGTGTGCTTCAATAGCTTGTTGTTCTGCTTCATTCAATGGACTTTCTTTACGTGCCCAGTTACTAGTAGAGTAGTCAGCATAACCACCTTTACTTGTTTTCTTAATGTTGAAGTCAACACCATGCAAGTAATCTGTTGGCAATTCTTCCATCTCTGGGTCCATCAATGAAGATTTAATTACATTGAAAATTTGTGAACTGATAACAAATCTACGAATTGGGTTCGCAGGAACTTTGTCATCACCAAGTGGATTTTGACGAACAAAACCCTGAAAGATATAACTACGTTTCTTCCAATACTTGTTTGCCATTTCTTTAAGAGTATCGTCTTTATACCAAGGACGAACTTCTGCCAAGATAGGGCAAGTCTCGCCAGTGCCATACATTTCGATACATGGAACTTGAACGATTGTTTGTTTAACGTTAGGATCACCCTTGACACCATTAAACGGCAACTTGATTAGTTGACGCTCGACCCAGAAGAATGTGTTGTTACCATTTGCGTCAGGCAAGAAACGAACTGTTGCTGTCGTGCCTTCATCAATGTTCCAGTGGGGGTAGATAGAGTTATCTGATTGGGTTTGTGAACCCTTGTTATTTGCTTTATTGTCTTGTGCCGCGATACGGGCACGAATGTCTGCTAATGATGCCATGATTTTATTTCCTTATAAATTGAGATGGTCTCGTTTTTAATATTCGCCGCTTCCCTATGAAGCGACTAACACAAGAGTAAGTTTAGCATTACTTTCTCGTTATGTCAATAGTATTTATCCCTTTTGTGGGTAAACACATTTTTTTCTATGGATTTTTTACCCTTTTAAACGTAGGGTAATCCAATGATTTTGTCCAACATACGTGCATATGTTTTGTCTAAGCTTTCGCTAAACAATTCATCTTGTCTCATATGTAGTGTTGAAGATTCCGGAGGTTGTCTGAACAGATTGGTTTTTACAAAAACCATAAAATCATTCATTGTCTGTTTTGATATAGGGTTTTCTTCGTGTTTGAATAAGAATTCAATATTATCTTCGATGGTATATGCAATCTGGTGATCTGTGTATCCAACTCTCTTGCTTAACTCTACTGCATATTTCTTCTTAAACATTCTAACCATCATTGGTAGATACTTTGCCATCCATTCTGCTTTTTCTGGATCGTGTGAATAATCAAATGCAGGCCTAACAGCCATATTAGCTTCTTCGTTTATGCTCTCATAGCGATAGTTAGTAGGATCTTTTTGTTGTTCTTCATCTTCGTCACCAAATAATTCAGGATCGAATGCAGGCGGTTTAGTTTGTTGCTGTTGTGTTGCCGCTTGTGATGTAGTTTGTGCATTACTAATTGCATCTTGTGCAACTGACGCTGAATTTTGACGTAGTGACGGCTTAACAAAATTAATATTAGTTGCTATCTCGTCAGCCATTTGTTGTATCTCACCTCGTAAGTTGAGAATGTTATCTTTTTCTGATTGCATAAACTCATCAAAGTTATCAATTTTCTTTTTATATGAGTCAACGATATCAGCATACTTTTTCATTTCTTCTGCACTAGTTTGCGCATCGGTTCTTGTTTTTTCACCAGTTCGTTGAATATATTTTTTGAATCTAGCTTCTTTGGCGTCCAAAGAATCTTGGGTGTCTTGCAACTGTTTAACCAAATTATTATATTGGTCAGCACCAACTGATTGCTTCTGTTGCACTGCACCCAATAGTTGTTGTATTTTTTGAATATCTCTATCGTCGGCTGATGGATTAGTAGCCATACTATTGATTTGTGCTTCTAATTCTTTGAACTTTTCACTATCCATACCTGGCTTAGATTTTAATGTATCTAAATCTTTTTGAAGCTTTTCTAATTCATCTGCACTTACTTTTGCTTTTTGTCGAGTATCTGCACTACCAGTAGTCAATGCACCACTTAGTTGTTTTAATCTTTCAACTTCACGGTCAGTCTCTTGTGCTTGTGCTTCATAATCTTGCAACTCTTGTCCAATTGAACTTATTGCCTTTTGTTGAGTATTGATTAGATTATTTTGTGCGGCATCAGTTTTCTGTTGTTGAGCGGCTTTGTCAGCTATGTATAACGACAATGCCTGTTGGCTATCATAGCCAGGAAACCTTAGCATTGCTCTCTGCATTAAATCCTGATCTAAGGATAATGCAGGGCCCTTTTGTGCTTCTCTTAACAACGCTGATATTTTCATATTATTTCTTCAATAAACGTTTGATAACGTCTAGGTCTTCTTGTCCTTCTTTGACTTTCTTCTTGTCAAGTACCTTCTTAGCATCATCAGCCATCTTCTTAGGAGTGATTGGTGTTGCTTTGCCTTCTGGACCTTTTACATCATCGCTCTTGTCCATTTCAGTGATTGCTTCACCTGCTTCGACGGATTCACTTGCACCAACTAAGTCACCCACTTTAGCAGGCTTGTTTGCTTTAGGGCCTTTATTGCGCCATTGACCTGCTGGACCTGTTTTAAAGTCGCCTGCGAATTCACCATCTTCTTCTAAACGTTCTTCATCTTTAGGATGACCCATATTTGGCTTACCATGTTGCGCTGGTATGCCTGCATCTTTTTGCAATTTCTTTAATAGTTCTTCATCACTACCGTGACCGACCTTGTTTAAAACAGCAGTGCCGGCTTTCTTAACAGCACTGCCGACTTTCTTAACAGCGTCACCGAAACCTTCATAGTATTCTTCTTCATCTTTGTAGCCCGGCATATCAATATTACCGTCTTTGTCAACTATACCTTTTCTGACCAACTGTTTGTGTGTCATATTGTTTTTCCAGTTGTCATAAGTCTTACCCAAACCGCTATTTGTTGAGTTAGTGCCCGGATTCTGTTTAGCAATTTGACCTAGCCTGTTCTTTATTTTTCTAACTGCCGGATGTGTTTCTTCTAGCTCATCAATAGCTGGTTCTTGTAAATCATCATCTTCAGCTAAACCAAAAGCTTTTAAGTTACTTGCTTCAGTATCATCATTGTGTTTCAATGTCTCGGCACCAGGAGCTTCTAACAAACTATCAGCCCATTCTGCTAATGCACCAACTTCTTTCATCTCTGCTACTTTCTTTTGTAGCTTACTCAATATTGGCATTACACTTTCGATGCGTGGATCTAATGTTTCCTGAACAAATAATTCATTTAAATTGCTTTCTTCAACTTCTTCTTCCATCAATGATGGTGTCCAGCTTTCAAAATAAGTATTATAACCACGATGACCTGTCATTCTGCTCAATGTTTCACGTAGACCTTGATAATGATTGACACCTTCATTAACCAAACGTTGTGCAGATTCATTGAACTGACCATTACGTGTAGCACGAACAAATGCACCCATCTTTTGATATTCTTCTACCAAGCTTGTTACGTGATTCCAACGTTCACCGTGTGGCTTGTCACCTTCAGCAATTAATCGACCATATACACGTGCGATACCAGGCTTAATAGTTGGGGCTAAGAAACGTTCACCTTCACAATTCTCAAGGAAGATTTTAGCAATGTTACGATAACGTTGCTCACCTTCTTCAATTTGACGAGTGTGTTGTAATATAATCTTTACATTTGGCACAGCGTCATTGTAACTTGCTTTTTTACCCATTGGGTAGTAACCTTCAGATATTCTTTCTTGCTTTTTCATATATTCCCTTTTTGCCATATCGTGTTTCAAATGGTCAACATTTCTTAACTCAAAACTCAATTGATATTTCTGTGCGAAACGCTTCAATTGATTTAAAACTTTATACCAAGATTCATCTTCACCGTGGCTTTCTTCTTTTTCACTATTAGCTACATCATCGCTGAAGTATATAACTAATTTGTGCAATCCATCAATAGAGATAGTTACTTTACCGTAATCTTCTCCGTCTTTGATGAAATTGAATTGGAATACTTCTGCTTCTTCTGGGGTAGGAATTTCCTTACCAGATGTATCAAGTAGTGTAGGATCGAAACCTTTACTGTGTAAAAGTTCAAATAACGAGCGGTTTAATGATTCTGTATTTTTTGGCATAATGTATTTATCTAATTTCAACCCATTACAGCATAGAAGGGCAATGGCATTATGACTTCATTGTGGTCTCTAATCTGATTCTCTAAATCATAGTGATAGTCACTTAATTGCTGTAACATACGTGTTACTAACAAGCTGGCCATAATCAAATCGTCAGTATCACCGATCTTGGCGGCGTAACTGCCGCCGTGTGCCACAAATGCTTTTAATTCACTGATAAGACTACGACTATTTACAGTCATTTTCTTGCTTTCAACCAATGTTTTAAACTTAGCACAACTAGCTAGTTTGCTCTTATTAGTAGTATTGAACCCTTTACGACCTTTACCTGCTTCACTGATAAAGATGCCCGGGATATTACTTTCCCCGTATTCGTTTAATGATACAATAGCGGCTTCGCCAATGCCATTACATTCAATACTATAATAGATATTGTTTGGTTCACCCGTGCATTCTGTAATATACTTGTTGATTTGAGCTAATAGCTTAATCTGATTTGGGATATCTGTTTTATTATGTTTCCACTCACCTACTTGAGTAGTAGTATTAGCTTCAAAAATTTGAATAGCAGAAGGATCACCACCTGTTCCTAGACTAGGATCTAGGCCTACACAATAAATATTACCCTTAGTTGGTTTCTTATACCAACGAACTTGTCCCATACGATTGATAGGTTCAATACCTTCCATCATAATCAGTGTGTTTGGATTGATTAGTGTCTCGTCGGCAATAATGAACTCGCAACCAATCTCTCGGTTGAAACGATCCTCACCCAATTGAGCCTTCATCTCTTTA